CCCCCCCCCCCCCCCCCCCCCCCCCCCCCCCCCCCCCCCCCCCCCCCCCCCCCCCCCCCCCCCCCCCCCCCCCCCCCCCCCCCCCCCCGGGGGTGGTATATATATAAATCTTATACATTTCTACCCAATAGTGGTATTAACCAGTTGGGCTTTATAAAGCTTTAAAACTTTAAAAACGTGATAAGCTTTTATATACTTTACAACACAGAATAACCCCTAGTATTTGTTAAGTTTGTTATAACAAGTTATGGGGATTATGAAGTATGATTGATAAATATTTGTTAGGTTAGGATGGGGCTATATTAGGTATTTAAAACTGGGGACGTTTTCAACTTTATTATACACATACTTTTCAATTTTGTCAAGTACTTTGTGCAAATACTTTAAAATATGTTAAAAGACTTGACAAACTTGTAAAGTATGACTATAATATAAGCATGAGTTACCTACCAGAAAAGAAGAGAAACCTAACTGAGAAACAAGAAGCATTCTTGAATCACTTAGTAGACACTGGTGGGGATTTCAAAAAGTCAGCCGAACTTGCAGGGTATTCAGGCAATCACTATCAAATATTAAAAGCACTTAAAAACGAAGTAGTGGATTTAGCCAGTGACGTACTTGCAAGGGAAGCCCCAACAGCAGCATTCAAGCTTATAGATATAATGAAATCAGATAAGCCTGTTCCCCAAGCTAACAATAAGTTACAAGCTGCACAGACGATACTAGATAGGGCTGGTGTTGTTAAGACGGATAAAGTAGATATTAATCATAATGTTAGTGGCGGTATCTTTATATTACCAGAAAAACATACGATTGATATAGAAGCAGAGGATGCTAGTTATGAAACTTTGGATAACTGAACACGTTAATGAAGATGGAGCTGCAATAGGTCCATACATTAAAGCACATACAGTTGCTGAAGCAAATAGAATAGCAATACAATATGGGTTGTTAGTGTTAGGAGAAATCCAAGAACTAGAACACGATGACCAAACAAAGAAAAGGACAGTACATTAATGAGCATTGAATATAGAGGAGAAAGGTTTGCAGGTTATAACAAACCTAAACGTACTCCTAAACACCCAACTAAATCACACGTGGTTCTTGCAAAAGAAGGCACAACTATTAAAATGATTAGGTTTGGTGAACAAGGTGCTAGTACTGCTGGTAAGCCTAAAGCAGGTGAATCAGCTAAAATGAAAGCAAAGAGAAAGTCTTTTAAAGCGAGACACGGTAAGAACATTAAGAAAGGTAAACTATCTGCAGCCTATTGGGCTGACAAGGTTAAATGGTAGTATGGCACAACTAGGTAGTGACGATAAACCTGTCCTTATGTCTAGTAAAAAGAATAAGGGTAGACTTTACAAACCTTCAGACGGTGGTAAAGGTTCTGCACCTAGAGTTAATGTGCATTCAAAACAGTATAGAGATAACTGGGATGCAATATTTGGAAAGTCCAAAGGACTTGATACGAAAGGAGAAAAGGATGCCAACAAAGAAGAAGAGTAAATCAACCGTGAATAAAGCCGGTAATTATACAAAACCGACTATGCGTAAGAGGCTCTTCGAGAAGATTAAAGCCGGTACTAAAGGTGGTAAAGCCGGACAATGGTCAGCTCGAAAAGCCCAGCTCCTTGCAAAAGAATATAAAGCCAAAGGGGGAGGCTATAAGTAATATGAAAAGGATTAAAGAATTTATGATAAAGATGATGAACGAGCTAAACAAAGTTTATGCAAAACTATTTAAGAAGTGTTTAACACCAAAGAAAAATGTCACTAAAAGAAAGTCAAAGAAGTCTTAGGGCTTGGACAAAACAAAAATGGCGTACCAAGAGTGGTAAGAAGTCGGCAGAAACGGGGGAAAGGTATCTCCCAGAGAAAGCTATTAAGGCACTATCTTCTAAAGAGTATGCTGAATCAACTAGAAAAAAACGAGAAGATACTAAAAAAGGAAAGCAGCACAGTAAGCAACCAAAGAAAACTGCAAGAAAAACAAGAGCTTACAGAAAAGTAAAATGAAAGAAGGATATATAAAAAGAGCTACATCAACTATACCTTTTGGGTATCAGTTATCTGAAGAAGCTAGTTCTTTTTTAAAACCTGTTGAAGAAGAGTTAGAAGCTTTGCAGATTGCAGAGAACATGGTAGTTAATGAAGAGATATCTTTACAAGCTGCATGTGATTGGTTAGAATATAAAACTGACAGACGCATGTCTGCTCCCGGATTAAAAAAACACATAGATAAAAAGTATGGATTACGAAGCGAAAGATTGGGAACTGAACCCTCATCTTTACTTGCAAGATAACGAAGGTAATTTTGTAAAGAACAAAGATGGTACGCCTCGTAAAAAAGGTGGTAGACCTCCTAAAAATGCACAAGATGCAGCACGTAGAACTATTACCCGTAAACAAAAGAATATTCAAAAGCTAGAGCAGAAGCTCAACAACGCTAAGAAGTCATTCAAAAAACAAAAGACTACACTTGAAAAGCTGGACAATACTAAAGAAGGTATTGTTACAGAAAGTGATTTAGATACGTTACCTAAAGCTGTAAAAGAAGTACTTGATAATCATCATGTATTCTTCCATGCTAACGAAGGACCACAGACAGACTTCCTTGCTGCTGGTGAAAAAGATGTGTTATATGGTGGAGCTGCTGGTGGTGGTAAGTCATATGCTATGATTGTTGACCCATTAAGATATGCACACAGGTCTGCACACAGAGCCTTAATACTTAGAAGGTCTATGCCAGAACTAAGAGAGATGATTGATAAGTCTCGTGAACTATATCCACAAGCATTTCCCGGTGCTAAGTTTAGAGAAGTAGAAAAGCTTTGGAACTTTCCAAGCGGTGCAAAGGTTGAGTTTGGTTTCCTTGAGAGAGATGCAGACGTATACAGATATCAAGGACAAGCATATAGCTGGATAGGGTTTGATGAGATAACCCATCTACCTACAGAGTTCAGTTGGAACTATCTTGCTTCACGTCTTAGAACAACAGACAAAGAAATACAAACGTACTTACGCTGTACTGCTAACCCCGGTGGTGTTGGTTCTAATTGGGTAAAGAAAAGATACATAGAACCAAACGAAGCCAACAAATCATTTCTAGGTAAAGATGGATTAACACGTAAGTTTATTCCTGCTAAGTTAGCTGATAACCCTTATCTAGCAGAAGACGGTATATATGAGCAGATGCTTAAGTCATTACCACCTATACAACGTAGACAGTTGCTTGAAGGTAACTGGGATGTAGCTGAAGGAGCTGCATTCGTAGAGTTCAGTCCTGATAAACATATTATTACACCATTTGAACTGCCTGTACATTGGGAAAGAGTCAAAGCTGTTGACTATGGATACGCTGCAGAATCTTGTTGTTTATGGGGAATAATGGATATAAACGACAATACTTTAATAATATATAGAGAATTATACCGAAAAGGCTTGACAGGAGAAGAATTAGGTGCTATAATAACTGATATGGAGACAGAAGACCCTTTTTCAGTGAACGGGGTTTTAGATACTGCAGCATGGGCAAACACAGGAACGACTGGTCCAACTGTAGGAGAAAGTTTAGTTAAGGCTGGTCATAAATTAAGACGAGCCGATAAGAATAGAATACAAGGTAAAATACAAATACACGAGTATTTAAAGGTTAGAGAGAATGGTAGACCTAAGTTACAGATATTTAATACATGTCCTAACTTAATAAGAGAATTACAGTCTATACCGTTATCTAAAATTAACCCTGAAGATGTAGATACGAAAGCTTCAGACCACGCATATGATGCATTACGTTATATGATAATGAGCAGACCAAGAATGGAAAGCCCATTAGAACGTATAAGAGGTTTAAAACGTGACATGTATAGACCAGTAGACTCAACCTTTGGTTATTAAAAAATATGGCAGAAGATAGAAATACATTTTTAAACGCTGATAGCATCTATCAAGAAGTAGAAGGTGAGTCTGGAGTTCAATTAACTTTAGAAGAAGACCAACAAAGAAATCTTATTGGTATCATTAAAGGACGTTATGCTCAAGCTGAAGAAGCTAGACAGACTGATGAGACTCGTTGGTTAAAAGCATATGAGAACTACAGAGGTCTTTATGCTAAAAGTGTTAAGTTTAGAGAATCAGAAAAGTCTAGAGTATTTGTAAAAGTTACTAAGACTAAAGTACTAGCTGCCTTTGGACAGTTAGTTGATGTTATCTTTGGTACAGGTAAGTTCCCTATAGGAATTACTGAAACTAAAATAGCAGAAGGTGAAACAAACTTTGCACATCTTGATACAGCTAGTCCTACACCCGGTTTAGAAACATCAGAAGCTGAAATACCAGATGACATAGGAAACAGAATAGATAATCCATATGATGTTGGTTACGAAGGAGATGGTAGAACTTTAAAACCCGGTGCAAGTTTTTATAACGGTATCTTTGAAGATAGTCTTGAAGACCAAGCTGAAGAAGCTGGTATTCTTAAAGATGGCGTAAGTCCTATACCACAAAATATTGAAGTATCTCCTGCACAAAGAGCTGCAAGAAGAATGGAAAAACTTATCCATGACCAGATTGAAGAATCAAACGGAAACTCAGAATTAAGAAATGCTCTTTTAGAATCTGCTTTGTTAGGCACAGGGATTGTAAAAGGACCTTTTAACTTTAATAAGAAACTTCACAAGTGGGATACAGACGAAGAAGGTAATAGAACCTATAATCCATTAGAAGTTAGAGTACCTAGAATAGAGTTTGTAAGTTGTTGGGATTTTTATCCTGACCCTAACGCTACTAACATGGAAGAATGTGAGTTCGTTATACACAGACACAAAATGAACAGAAGTCAATTAAGACAGTTAAGAAATATGCCTTACTTTGACGATGATGCAATACGTAGTGCAATACAGATGGGTGCTAATTACGTAGAGAAAGATTTTGAAAGCCAGTTAAAAGACGATGCTAGAAGTGACGAAGATGTTAATAGTAGTTATGAAGTCTTAGAATACTGGGGAATGATGGATGCAGAGTACGCAAGAGAAGTAGGAATCGACTTACCCGACACTGTTGATGACCTAGATGAAGTACAAGTAAACATATGGACATGTGGTACTTACTTGTTAAGGGCTGTACTCAATCCATTTACTCCATATAGAATACCATACAACGCTTTCCCATACGAAAGAAATCCTTATAACTTCTTTGGTATTGGTGTAGCAGAGAACATGGATGATTCACAACAGATTATGAACGGTCATGCAAGAATGGCTATAGATAACTTAGCAATGTCTGGTTCTCTAGTATTTGATGTAGATGAGTCTGCCCTAGTAGGTGGACAATCAATGGAAATATATCCGGGTAAAGTCTTTAGAAGACAAGCTGGAATGCCGGGACAAGCTATACACGGTTTAAAATTTCCTAATACATCACAAGAAAACTTAATGATGTTTGACAAGTTTAGACAACTTGCAGATGAACAAACAGGTATACCTAGTTATTCACACGGTCAGACAGGTGTTCAAAGTATGACAAGGACTGCTTCTGGTATGTCTATGTTACTTGGAGCATCAAGTTTAAATATTAAAACAGTTATCAAAAACCTTGATGACTTTTTATTAAAGCCACTAGGGGAGTCTTACTTCCAGTGGAACATGCAATTCTTAGAAGATGAGTTGGATGTTAAAGGTGATTTAGAAGTTAAGGCTACTGGAACAAATAGCTTGATGCAGAAAGAAGTTAGAAGTCAAAGACTTACTATGTTCTTACAAACTGCACAAAGTCCTGCTATTGCTCCGTTTGTTAAAATTTCTAAACTCGTTAGTGAACTTGCCTACAGCTTAGATTTAGACCCTGATGAAATACTCAATGACCCTGAAGAAGCTGCAATGATGGCACAAATAATAGGAATGCAAAATGCTGGACAAACAAATGGCGAGGAAGCTCAACCCGGTGGTGAACAGCCCCCAATGGGCGGACCTGAAGGAGTACCTCAACAACCTCAAGAACTTGGAGCTACAGGCACTGGCGGTGGCAACATCGGAACAGGAAATGTACCGGTTGCAGGGGAGAGTGAGTTCTCTGGTCAGGCTGGAGCAACTGGACAAGCAGGTTAAAGAAGCAATTAATAGAAAGGAAGAGGGATAATGTTAGAAAAAGATAAAAAAAGATACGGTTACTCTGAAGGAGAAACTGTACAAGGTACTAATTTACAAGAAGATTATGTTGCTCGTTTTGATAAGTTTATAGATAAAATGCACAGTGTCAATCAAGAAACTTATACAGGACTTGGTAAAAAATTTAAAACTAAAGATAGAAATAAATTTGTAGAATCTGAAATTAGACAACAAGCTAAAATTGCAAAACAGTTAGGGCTTGATAAATATACTTCAGAGTATATTGAAAATGCAATAAAAGAAAAAGATACAAAAGATAAAGCTACTAAAGTAGTAGAAGAAGTAAGAGCTAATAAAGCTGAAGGTGGAATATTAGACCAAGACAGATACGGAATGAAAGATGGTGGTCCGGGCATAGAAGCTTTAAGAAAAGAAGCACCAGAAGTTGTTGAACGTATGGGTTACGAAGATGGTGGAGAAATAGATGACCAAATGTTAATGGTCATGACACCGCCAATGGAATCTGAAATGGAATCTGATGATAACATGGAAGATAACTACACAAGATTTATAATGGAAGAAGCATTAAGCGAAGAAGAAGAAGATATGCTAACTTCCAAACTAGAACAAGACGAGGAACTATCTATGTTATTTGATAAGATAATAGATGTTGCTCAAGAATTTGCTGGGTCTGGTCCTGTTGAAGGTCCGGGTTCAGGAGTCTCTGACAGTATACCCGCAAGGTTATCTGATGGAGAATTTGTCTTTACTGCAAAAGCTGTAGAAGAAATCGGAGAAGACACTTTAATGTCTATGATGAAAGATGCTGAAGCAAATGCAGATGAAAGACAAGGTTTAGCTGAAGGCGGAATGCCTGAAGATAATAATGTAAACGTACAAGCTGATGCGTTGTTAGGAATGGACATGTCTCCAGACCCAACACAAGAAGCTATAAACGAAAACATGATTAAATATCAGCCTTACGTAAGAAGCTAAACAAACTAACGATAAAGCCACCCTATTAGCGTAGGCACTTTATCAAATTAATAACCGAAAGGCTACCTTTACAAACAAGCCCTCTAGTCGACATAGAGCTACCTTGTGAAACAAGCCCTGAGTAGGAGAATAGAAAATGACTAATACAGTCCAACAGGAAGAACAAGCGAATCCTTATAACGCAAAGAAAGATTACCACGTAGAAGATAAACCTTTTACCCCTGCTAATCAATTATATTTTGAAGAGCCTTCTGAAAAGAATAAACTCTTTGATAGTGATGACATAACTGAAGTTAAATCTACAGATAATGTTAGAACAGAAAATCTGGATACTCCTTATAAGAAACCAGATTATAAAAAAAGATATGATGATTTAAAAAAGCATTACGATAGTAAGCTTAACGAGTTTAAATCTAGAGAACAAGAGTTAATTGAAGAGGCTACTAGTAATAGAACCGAATACAAAGCTCCTAAATCTCCAGAAGAACTAGAAGAGTTTAAAAATAACTATCCTGATGTTTACGAAGTCGTAGAAACAGTTGCTCATTTACAATCTGAGACTAAAGCAAAAGTTCTAGAAGAACGCCTTAGTAAACTCCAAGAACGTGAAAATCAATTAGTACGACAAAGTGCAGAAAAAAGGTTAAATGAAAGACATCCTGATTTTGAAGATATCAGAAACAGTGACGATTTTCATAGTTGGGCAAAAGAACAGCCTAAGTCTATCCAAGACTGGATATACTCAAACGCTTCTGATGCTGACTTAGCTTCACGTGCTTTAGATTTGTTTAAAAAGGATTTTGGAATTGAACCTACTAAGACTAAGTCAAATTCTAAACAGACTAGAAAATCTGCTGCTGACATGGTCTCTACTAAAACAAAAAGTATAGAACCTAATCAACAAAAGGTTTGGTCTGAAAAGGAGATTGCTGCTATGAGTATTGCAGAATTTGATAAATACGAAAGTGAAATATCAGAAGCAATGCAGTTTGGCAGAATCGTAAAATAACTATTAAAACTTAAAGGAAATATATCATGGCTCAATTTTTTGAACCCTCAACTGATACTAATGCAAACTTTGCAAACTCCGTAAGTGGACAAACTAATAGTTTCTTCCTACCTTCCATATACTCTAAGAAAGTTCTAAACTTCTTTAGAAAGGCAAGTGTAGTTGAAGCTATTACTAACACCGACTATGCCGGTGAGATATCTGCTTTTGGAGACTCTGTAAAAATCATTGGTGAACCAGTAATCTCTGTATCTGATTATACAAGAGGTTCTGACACAACTGCAACTAAACTAACTGATGCTGAAACAACTCTTGTTGTTGATAGTGCTAAAGCTTTTAAATTCATCGTAGATGATATCGAAAGCAAAATGTCACATGTCAACTTCAAAGAAGTAGCTTCATCATCTGCTGCGTATGCTCTTAAAGATGCATATGATGCTGCTGTACTAGCAACTATGTTTGCTGGATGCTCTGCATCATCACCTGACCATATCATTGGTTCAGACAGTGCAACTGCTGATGCTTCATTAAGCCACGCTACTAACTCTGTAGACCTATTAGGTTCAGACGGAACTGGTGTAGATGCAATTGACCTTATGGCAAGATTTGCTAAACTATTAGACGAACAAAATGTACCTGAAGAAGGTAGATGGTTCGTAGCTCCTCCTTCATTCTATGAAGAATTAGCTAAAGCTGACTCCAAGTTAATGTCTGTTGACTTTAACGCTGGACAAGGTTCTATCAGAAATGGTTTAGTATCAAGTGGTAAACTAAGAGGATTTGATATGTACAAATCTAACAATGTTGCTGCTACATCTAACGCTACTGGTAAATGTATGGCTGGTCACATGTCGTCAACTGCTACTGCTAATACTATTCTTTCAACTGAAGTGTTGAGAGACCCATCATCATTTGGTGATATAGTAAGAGGCTTACATGTCTATGGTGCGAAAGTACTTAGAGATGATGCTTTAGTAAGTGCGTTCTACGTAATTGACTAAGTTGTCAAACTCGGGGGAGGCTTCGGTCTCCTCCACTTTTTAATAGGAAGATAAAATGAAATACGAAAAAGAAAAAAGAGAAAAAATGATGGGTGGTGGAATGTATAACATGAAACCTAGAGATAAAAAAATGGGTGGTGGTAGAATGAAATATGCTAAAGGCGGTTCAGCTCAACCTATGTATGGTCATGGAGAATGTCCTAAAGCTCCAGCTAATTAAAAATGGCTAAAGGAGTTAAACATTATTTAAAAGATGGGACTGTGTGGAACGGTTCTTATCATAAGATGCCTAACGGTAAATTACACACTAACAAAACACATACAAAAACAAGTAAGCCCTTAGTTCACTTTAAAGATTTAAGTAAAAAGGCAAAAGAAAAAGCTAGGAAATAATTATGGCTACAACATATCTTGACATAACAAACGAAGTATTAAGAGAACTCAATGAAGTTCCATTAACTGCTGCAAACTTTACAAACGCTACAGGTATTCAAAAGTTTGTTAAAGATAGTATCAATAAATCTATATTTGATATAGCCAACGAAGAACCACAACTTCCATTCTTTTCTGCAGGAGCTAGTGGAGGCACTGACCCTTTCTATGGTAACGTAACAGTTGCTACAGTTGCAGGAACAAGATGGTACACTCTTAAGTCTGATAGTTCTAGTATCACTACAGACTACTCATCAATAGATTGGGATGACTTTTATGTTACAACAATCAACGTAAGTGGAGAAACAACACCTTATGTCTCTAAAGGTTTAAAGTTTCTTACGAATACAGACTGGACAAGATACTACAGAGACAGTGAGAATGCAGATGATGCAGATACTCAAAATCATGGAGAGCCTAGATTTGTTATTAAGTCTCCTGACAATAGAAAGTTTGGATTAAGTCCAATACCTGATAAGGTTTATAATATACACTTTTATGCTTTCGTAAGACCGACTGCGTTATCAGCTTATGATGACACAATCACTTTACCAGAGCAGTACAGTAATATAATAACAGCTAGAAGTCGTTATTACATTTGGCAGTTTAAAGAAAGCCCACAACAAGCAGCTTTCGCATTGGATGATTATAAAAAAGGTATGAAGTATATGAAATCAAACCTAATGAATCCAGCTCCAAAGTATATGACAGACGATAGAACTTACTTTTAAAATATATGGCACGTTCACAACCTTTTACCGTAGCATGTGCAGGTGGCTTAGTAACATCAGCTAACTCAATAGACTTGTTACGTACACCCGGAGTTGCTACAGTTTTACAAAATTTTGAAGTATCTATTGAAGGTGGATACAGACGTATTAATGGTTTTAGTAAGTTTGGTGCAGGAGATGCAGTTCAACCTACAGGTGGTGTAACAACTATACTAGGTACTCAACCTTATGCAGATGGTGTTGTAGTTACTGCAGGTACTAACATATACTTTACACAAGACGGTATTACATGGGTAACAATAAATAGATTATCTGCAGGTAGTGGAGATAACTATTCAACCTTTACAGGTAAAAGTATTGCAGCAAGAACTGGACAAGGACAATGTCAGTTTGCAATGTTTGAAGGTGCTGGACAAGATTACGGAACTATAATAATAGCTGATGGTGTTAATGAACCCTTTAGTTTTAGAATGGAAGGTACAGGAGCTTTAAGTACAAGAACATACTTTACATCTGAAATAACAGTTACAGGAACTAAAGGTGTACAGTTTATTACAGCTCATGACCATCATTTAATAGCTGCTGGTGTAACTGATAATGAAAACACAGTTTACTATAGTGTTAATAATGACCCTACATCTTTTTCAGGAACTGGTGCAGGTGCAGTAACTATATCAGATAAGATAGTAGGTATTAAAGGTTTCCGTACAGATTTATTTATATTTTGTGAAAACAGTATTCATAAACTTATAAACATTAATAACTCAAGTACAGTAGCAGTAGTACCTGTTGCTGAAAGTGTAGGATGTTTAAGTGGCTACAGTATTCAAGAGATTGGTGGTGATTTAATATTTTTAGCACCTGATGGTTTAAGAACAGTTGCTGGTACATCAAGAATTGGTGACGTTGAGTTAGGTACAGTTAGTAAATCAATACAGCCTATTATAACAGAACTAGCACAAAATGTCAATGACTATACAATAAGTAGTGTAGTATTAAGAGAAAAATCACAATATAGATTATTTTATAGTGATACAGACTTGACAAATGTTACACAGAAAGGTATAATAGGTACATTAAGACCTAATGGTTTTGAATGGTCTGAAATACTAGGTATGGAAGTTACAGCTATAGGTTCAGGATTTGATACTCAAGGTATTGAAAAATATTATCATGGTGATACAAATGGTTATGTTTATTTACATAACTCAGGTGATGATTTTGATGGTGCTGCAATAGATGCAAGATATCAAACACCTGATTATGATTACGGAGACTTTGGAACTTTAAAAACTTTACACTACGTTAAACTTTCAATAGGTCCTGAAAATGAAGTACAGCCTTCAGTAAGAATTAGATTTGATTACGACAGTAACGAAACACCACAACCAGAAGATTATATATTAGACAGCGTACCAGCTCCATCAATATTTGGTAGTGCTTTATTTGGCACTGCAAAGTTTGGAGCATCTGAACAGCCTTTAGTTAGGTTAGCATTACAAGGTAGTGGTTACTCTAATAGCTTTAGAATATTAACAAACGATACAAACGCACCATACACAATAAACGGACTATACATAGATTACATTCCATCAGGTAGGAGATAAACACAATGGCAGGTTACACAAGACAAAGTACATTCGCAGACGGAGATACAATCACTGCTGCATTATTTAATAATGAGTACAACCAAGTTTTAAATGCTTTTAGCAATACAGGTGGTCATAAACATGATGGCACTGCTGCAGAAGGACCAGTTATAGGTCTTATTGGTGATGCAGGAGTTGTTACTCCTCTTAACAAAGTTTTAATAGATAGTACCAATGACCATATAGAGTTTTGGGTAGACGTATCAAGTTCTTCTGTACAACAGTTATACATAGCAGATGGAGCTATAGTTCCTGTTACAGACAGTGATGTAGACTTAGGTACAACAGGTTTAAGATTTAAAGATGCTTACATAGATACAGTTACTACAACTGGTAATGTTGCAGTAGGTGGTAATCTAACAGTTACAGGTACAACTACTTTTAACGGTGGTACAATCACTATGGGTGATGCAGCTACTGACAATGTTGTCTTTGGTGCTGATGTTGATTCAAACATTATCCCTGATGATGATGACGCTTATGACTTAGGTAGTTCTTCACAAGAGTGGAGAAACCTTTACATAGATGGTACAGCTAATATAGATAGCCTTGTAGCTGATACAGCAGACATTAACGGTGGTACTATTGATGGTGCTACAATAGCAACTTCAGATATTACTGTAGGTTCTGGTAAAACTTTAAACGTCTCTGCAGGTACTTTAACACTTGCAGACAATCAGATTAGTGGTGATAAAGTTGAGGGTGGTACTATTGCTGCTACAACTATTACTACACTAGCTTCAACAACAGGCAACATTACAACTGTAAATTCTACAACAACTAATGCTACTACAGTAGATTCTACAAATCTTGAAGTTACAAATTTAAAAGCTAAAGATGGAACTGCTGCAGGTTCTATAGCAGACTCTACAGGTGTTGTAACACTTGGAAGTTCTGTACTAACTACAACAGATATTAACGGTGGAACTATTGATGGTTCTACTATAGCTACATCTGATATTACAGTTGGTACTGGAAAAACTTTAGATGTATCTTCAGGAACTTTAACACTTGCTGATAATCAAATATCAGGTGATAAAGTTGAAGGAGGCACAATAGCTGCAACAACTATTACAGCTCTTACTTATGGTTCATTAAATGATGGTACAATAACTATAACAGCTTTTGCTGATGAAGATGATATGTCTTCAGACTCTGCAACACTTGTACCAACTCAACAATCTGTAAAAGCTTATGTAGACTCTCAGGTGACTGCACAGGACTTAGATTTCCAAGGTGATAGTGGAGGTGCTTTAAGTATTGACCTCGACTCTGAAAGCCTTACAATCGCTGGAGGGACTGGTTTAGATACTGTAGGTTCAGTTAACACTGTCA